TGGAGGGTTACGGGATCTCCGGCGCCGTGATGGGCGTGACCGACGACGTCAACCGCAGTAATGCAGAGGCCGGTAAGGCGATGTTCGCCGAGCTGCTCACCGTGCCGCGCGCCGACCGGCTCAAGGGGCAGATCAACTCCTGTCTGCTCGTCCAGTACGGCAAGGGCGCCGACGACCTGTACGAGGTCGACTACGACTCGCCGGTGCCCAAGGACGTGGAGCTGGAGAACCAGACGCTCACCGCGCGCGCCAACGCCGCATCCGTGTTCGTGGAGTCAGGGTGGGATCCGGACGACGTGCTGGAGCAGTGCCAGCTCGCGCCGATGAAGTACGTCGGTCCGCCGAAGGGCGCCATCCCACCCCCGCCACCGGCGCAGCAGGAGGACGAGCAGCCCGAACTCGACTCCCCGGCAGCTCTCGGGTTACCACGGCCGCGCGCCGCCCTGGACCCCGCACACCCCGACCTCACCGCGGTCGACGAGCAGTGGCAACACGCCACCAACCAGCTCCTAGGCCAGTACCAGACGGAAGTCGTACCGGCGCAGCGCCAGGCGCTGCTCGAGCAGATCCGCGAGGTCATCGCCGCCGGCACCATCGCGTCACTCGGCGCGCTCGTCCTGGACCACAAGGCCGCAGCCGTCCTCGTCGCCGGCGCGATGACCGCATACGCGCACACCGCCGCCCACCAGGTCACCACCGAGGCGCAGGCGCAGGGCGTCGACGGCGTCCAACCCGTCACACCCCAACCCACGCAACTCGACGAGATCGCGGAGGTGGTGTGCGCGCTGCTCGCCGCGGAACTCGCCGTATCCGCCGGCCGCGAGGCCATGCGCGTCTGGTACGAGGGCATGAGCGGGCAGCAGCTCGCCGACCTCGTCGCCACCTACCTGACCGGGCTTTCCGACGCCGGGGCAAAGCAGCATCTCGGCGGCGCGATGCAGGCCGCGCAGAACCTGGCGCGCACCGACACGCTACGGGCCGCGCCGACGTGCCAGATCTACGCGCGCGAAGAACTGGACCGCAACACCTGCCGCCCCTGCCGCGACGTCAACGGCCGGCTGATCGGCGAAAACAAGGACCCGGACATCGCCGCGAAAATCCAGGCGCTCTACCCCGGTGGCGGCTACGTGCTGTGCGAGGGCCGCGACCGCTGTCGGGGCACGATCAGCGCGCTGTGGCTGCCGCCCACCGGAGCCGAGAAGCCCGCACCTACGCCGCCGGAGAGCCGCGTGGAGCCCGCGCTGCTCGGCTCGGCGCTGCGCGAACTGTGGCGCACCCCGCAGCGGATCAACGGACACGAGAGGCCGGTGCCGGTGGCATGAATCGACCCAACAACCGCACCTGGCGCTCCGCCCGCCCGACCGCGCTCCTACGCGAAGGCCGCGGCGAGTGGTACACGATCCGCGCCGCTGCGAACGACGAACCCGTCCGCGTGTCGATCTACGACGAGATCGGCTACTGGGGTGTGACCGCGCAGGACTTCATCCACGCGCTCCAGGACGTCAAGGGCGACCTGGACGTGCACATCTCCAGCCCCGGCGGCGACATCTTCGACGGCGTCGGCATCTACCAGGCGCTCTACGACCGCCCCGGCACCGTGTCGGTGACGGTTGACTCGCTCGCCGCGTCGATCGCCTCGGTGATCGCCATGGCCGCGTCCCCCGGGCAGCTCACCATGGCGCCGCGCGCGACCATGATGATCCACGACGGGTGGACCATGTGCATCGGCAACGCCAAGGACATGGACGACACCGCGGCGCTGCTGAACAAGACCAGCGACAACATCGCGGAGATCTACGCCGAGCGCAGCGGGAAAACCGCGACCCAGTGGCGCGCCCTGATGCGTGAGGAGAAGTGGTACGGCGCGCAGGAGGCGGTGGACGCGGGTCTCGCGGACAAGGTGGCGCCCAAACGCGGCCAGCAGGACGAGAAGGCACTGGCCGCGGCCGCGTCCTGGGACCTGTCGGTGTTCGCTCACGCTCCGCGGGCGCTGTTGCGCGGCGCGATGGGGCAGCCGTACCGGCCGGAGCCGTACCAGCGTGAGGCGTGGGAGAACGTGCAGTGCCCGAGCTGCCGGAAGTGGAACGACGATGACGCGTCGTACTGCGGGCAGTGCGGCACGAAGCTCGCCGGCCGTGAGGACGTCACCGAAGACGACAGCGGCGGTTCCGGTGGCGGCATGCAGGACCTAGCAAGGGGGGGTGTGATCACCCTCGACCTGAATGCGCCGGTCGACGTGGAGGCGCTGATCGCACGCCTGCGCCGAGCCGGTGTCCGCAATGCGGACGTCGATCACAGCGACTGGGACGGCCCCAAAGCCATGTCGCTGGCCGCGAACAGCGACACCCCCGCAGCCACGTTCAAACAGATCTGCGCCGGGCGCCGCGAAGGCGACCCAGCGCTCGAAGCGTCCTGGGCCCTGCCATACAAGTACCCCGGCAAACCACCCAACGAGGACGGCGTACGCAACGCCCTGAGCCGGTTGCCGCAAACCCAGGGCCTGACCAACGAGGACGAGGCCCGCTCGAAACTTGAGCGACTCATGAAGCAGATCAACCCGGACTACGACGGGGGCGGCGAGAACCGCGCACCCGAACTGGTGTTCGCGATCGACCCGGCCGATTTCCGTTCGGCCATGACTCTGAAGGAGGCGGCCGACAAGTGACCGCGACAGACACGATCCCCACCACGGCCGCCGAACTCGAGGAGATGCTCAGCGACGACAGCCGCGTCGCCGCTCTCTTCGCGGCCGGCTCCGACCCGAACCGGCGCCGCGAGTTCCTGACGAACTACGCGCGCGTCGTCAACGGCCGCGACGCCTCGATCGCGCAGCAGGTGCGTGAGGAGACCGGCAAGGTCTTCCTGGAGATGATGCGCGAGAACGGCCTCGCGGATCTCGGCAAGCGCCCGGACCTCTCCCCGGTCGACGAGCAGGGCATGCCGAAGGCGCTGCCGAAGTACCACCTGTACAACAAAAGCGCGATCGGCGCGAAGTACGACACCGACTTCGAGTCGATCGGCGCGCTGGCCAAGGCGGTGCGCAGGGGGCACAACCCGGGTGCCGAAACCCAAGCCAAGATCGACACGCTTCGGAACGCGTTCAGCACCGTCGCCCCCGGTGACGGCGGATTCCTCGTTCCCGAGGTGCTGCGCGCCAACCTGTTGCGCATCTCCCTCGAAACCGCCGTGGTGCGCTCACGCGCCATGGTGCTGCCGATGGACTCCCAGCGCGTCCCCTTCCCGGCGATCGACTCGACCACCAACGTCGGCTCCGTGTTCGGCGGCATCACCGCCTACTGGGCCGAAGAGGGTGCCGCAGTCACCCCCACCAGCGCGAAGTTCGGCCGAGTCGTCCTGGACAGCAAGAAGCTGTACGCGTACGCGGAGGTCCCGCGCGAACTGGTCACCGACGCCGTCATCTCCTTCGACGCGTTCGTCAACCAGGTGTTCCCCGAGGCGCTGGCATTCTTCGAGGACATCAAGTTCATGATCGGCACCGGCACCGGCGAGCCGCTGGGCATGCTCAGCTCCGCGAACCCGGCCGCCGTCGCGGTGGCGAAGGAGACCGGGCAGCCATCCGGCACCATCGTCATCGAGAACCTGGTGAAGATGTTCGCCCGCATGCTGCCCTCTAGCCTGGGCCGCGCCGTGTGGGTCGCGAGCATCGACACCTTCCCGCAGCTCGCCACGATGGCACTGTCCGTCGGTACGGGGGGCGCCCCGGTGTGGCTGGCCAACGGCGGCTCCGCCGTCTCCGGTGCCGTGGCCGCGCCTCCGGTGACGATTTTCGGCCGCCCGGTGATCTTCACGGAGAAGGCCAACACCCTCGGCTCGCAGGGCGACATCAACCTGGTCGACTGGGGCTACTACCTGATCGGCGACCGGCAGGCGATGTCCATCGCGGACAGCGAGGACTACAAGTTCGCCAACGACATGATCGCCTACAGGTTCATTCAGCGACTCGACGGCAAGCCGTGGGTCAAGTCGGCGATCACGCCGGCGAACGGTGGCAACAGCCTGTCCCCGATCGTGCAGCTCGCGGCCCGGTAAGGAGCCCTAGACATGCAGCAGCTTGGACGGCTGTGGAACGCCGTCTCTTCCCCGACCACCACCGCGACGTGGGTGAACCTGCGCGACGCGGCGACCGTCACGTTCCTCGCGGTCGGCGCGTCTGGTACCCAGAACATCACGTTCCAGGTCGCCAAGGACGCCTCCGGTACCGGCGCTGTCAACTTCGACGGCGCAGCGGGACACGGCGACGGCATCACGCAGTACTGGGTGCAGCACTCCGGCTTGTGGACGAAGACCACGCAGGCCGCAGCGGCCACAGTCCCCACGACGTCGGCGGCGGGCGACATCACCGCAATCGAGATCGACGGTGTGGCGCTACCAGACCTGTACTCGTACATCAACGCGAGCCACGCGAACGCGATCCTCGTGGCAGTGCTCGGTGACCTGGTCACTCAGCGTTCGCCCGAGAAGCTCGTCTCCCCGACGGTCTGAGGCCCGACATGACGACAATGATCAAGAACGCGGACGTGCGCACCATCGCGCTCGGTATCCGCGTGCAGGGCGCCGCCAAGACGGTGCCGGCCAACGCCACCCAGACCGTGTTCACCGTCTCCGGCGGACGCGTCCTGGTCGCGGTGCTCACCGGCGTGGTCACCACGGTCATCGGCGGCACCACCCCCGCCGCGAAGTACGTGGCGACGCCGACCACCGGCTCCGCGAACGATATGTGCACCACGCTGGCGATCACCACGGACGAGGTCGGCATGCAGTGGGTGCTGCCCTCCGCCGTGGGTTCCGCGCTGATCGGCGCGGCGTCGACCGGCAAGTCCGGTTCGGTGTCCGGCAACACCGGCGGCCTGTGCGGGCAGATCGTGGCACCCGGCACGATCGGGTTCAACGTGTCCGCGGCGGACGCCACCGGCGCCGTGCAG